GATTACGGAGCCATTTTACGTTGAGTCCTGGGACTTTAATCTTAAGAAGAAAGTACAGGGACGCGCATCAAAGCCCTTTCAGAAGCCTGTTGATAACTTATACCGCGCTGTTCTAAGCAATGGAGAACAAATTCTTTGTTCGGCAGAGCACCGAGTTTCAACTCCCTTCGGATGGAGTTCCCTAAAAGACATTGGACTCGGCGGGCTTGTCGCTTCTCATCTGACAAACAAAAGTTGGTTCTCTTCTTTCCTTGGTGCGCTGCCCTTATTCTTGCTAAACCTTCTTCCGTCCAGCGTGGGCACTTACCTTTCAAAGTTGCGCGAAGATGTTCTGCATTGGAGCGAAACAGTTCAAGATTTTCTATCCGATTATCCGTCGTCACTTCGTTTTTATGATGGACGACTTCTTTCGGGTCTAAAAACCGTCCTAGGTGAGCTTCCATCACAAGTCGATGCTCAAGAATGTAAGGAGTATGCTTTTTACGATGAGGATGGTCGGGCACGTAAATCTCAATGTACCCGTCCTTATTTTGTATTCGGCCTCCACGCCATCCTTTGTGCAGGCTCCCGCTTCTTGGCCCGCTTCTCGGACATTGGATGCCATATTCACGGCACACCTTCGACAAATACGCTGTTGAGTATTTGTGACCATGTAGGCGCTGAATTTCATCCAAAATGCTCTGTAAGGTGTCTCCGCGCGCGATTGCGGCGGCTAGTTCAGTCTGCGATATCATTGATTTTAAGGGTGGTCTCATGGGCTTTAACTAAACACAACGAACTTAGACTCGTCAAGGTTTATCATAAACGAAAAGATACAGTATGGGATATCTCCGTTGATGGGTATGTTAACTACTTTATTGGAAGCATTTTACATAAAAATTCAGGCAAAACCGAGTACGCCGCCAAGCGTATGGCCCAAGCTTTCATTGGCACGGACCTCAATGGGCAAGCCCCAGACTGGGTAAAGGAGCGCCACGGCAAACGTAACATCCGCATCTGGTGCCTGCACACTACCCACATGACCAGCGTCTCCGCCCAGCAGAACGTCTTCTACAAGTACCTGCCGCCTGAGATACGCAACATTAAGCGCACTAATCATACGCAGATTAGCTTTAGCCAAAAGAACGGCTTCAGCGACAATACGGCGGTGTACATGGGTAACCAGATCTGGTTCCTTAACTACGCCCAGGACATTAAGGTCGTCGAAGGTGGCGAGGTAGACTACGTCTGGTGCGATGAACTTGTCCCGCAGAACTGGCTGGAGACTCTTCGCTACCGTTTGGTTACCCGCTCCGGCAAGCTCATCGTCACCTTTACGCCGGTGCAAGGCTACACCCAGGTCGTGAAGGAGTACATCAATAGTGCCAAGGTTACCGTTAGCCGCAAAAGTCCGTTATTACCCAATAACAATGTTCTAACCGTCCCCAAGGGTGAGATGCCCTACCAAGCTGAGAACCTATACGGACGACACGCCTGCATCTGGTATCATACCGAGCTTAACCCGTATAACAACTGGGAGCGCATGAAGCAGGAGCTTTCGGGGCGCTCCAGCCACGACATCAAGATCCGCGCTTATGGTTGGGCAGATCAGACGGCTGGCTCTGAGTTCCCTATGTTCGGTGACCATAACCTGTGGAAAGGTGACGCTGAAGAGGTCATCCCCGAGGGTAGCAACTACATGGCTATCGATCCGGCTGGGGCGCGTAACTGGTTTATGCTTTGGGCTAGGGTAGATAAGCACGGTATACTATGGGTCTATCGTGAATGGCCCGATCAAAGCTACGGTGAATGGGCCTTGCCAAGTGATAAGCCCGACGGTCGAGCTGGCCCGGCACAGAAGGCAGGGGCAGGCCGTGGGGTAAACGAGTACACCGAGCTTATCTGGAGCCTTGAGACTGCCGGAGACAAGCGCGAGATGATCGTTGACCGTTGGATTGACCCTCGGACCGCTGGAACTGAGACGATCACTAAAGACGGTGGTGTCACCGTGCTTGATTTGCTTAGTCAGGCTGACAATCCGCTCATATTTACCCCTGCCGCAGCTCTGCCAATTGAGGAGCGAGTGCTATTAATCAATGATCTTTTGTCATGGGACAGAGAAAAACCAATGGAAAAAGGAGTAAACCATCCAAAACTGATGATACATGAGTCTTGCCAGAACTTAATTTATAGTTTAAAGGAATGGACTGGACAAGATGGACAAAAAGGTGCTAGTAAAGATCCTATCGACGCTTTAGGCTATATGGTTGTCATGCAGCCAGCCTATTTTGGCGGCTTAGATTGGGAAAAACAATCTAAACGAATGTCTATGACAGGAAGTTATTAACATGATCTCACCAGTCGACCCTTTAGCTATTGCTTCTAATACGCCTGACATCGGCGAGTTGTTGAGCGAGTACAATCGCTCGATGATTAACTCGTCGCAGGGTAACTTGGTGACGAAATTCGATAACATCCGTTTTGCTCGTTGGGCAGGACAGACTGATGACGGGAAAAAGCACAGTGACGCTCGTCCTGAAGGTAGTCCTGCATGGCCGTTTGAAGGTGCAAGCGACGTTCGTAACCGCCTCATCGACTCTTCCTGTAATGAGTTGTCTGCTCTGCTTGTCACAGCATTCCAGCGTGCAACCATCCGAGCGTCTGGCGTAACCCTCGACGATGCGCCGGTGAGCGGCATTGCCACGAACCTTTTACACTGGATTCGCGACTCTAAGATGCCACAGGAGCTTCGTAAAGAGGCCGAGCTTGGGGCGCAGTACGCTTTGCAGTACGGCTGGAGCGCGTTCTTTGTAGGCTGGCAGCAGAACATCAGCAAGCGTACACAGGAGATTACCGCTGACGAACTCTTTCAGATGGCTGCGCAGGCACAGGGATCTGTGTTGGCCGAGTTGCCACAGATGATCTTGGACGCTCCAGATCAAGCTGCTGCGATACTTCAAGCTGCGATACCTGACTTGGACGCATCCGAAGCCAAGCGTATGGTCAACGAGATGGCTACGACCGGCGTAGCGACGTATGACCAAGAGTATGTCAGCCGCAATCTTCCTGAGATCGTTGCCCTGAAGCCCTGGGACGAGATCATCGTTCCGCCAGAGACGGCTGACTTGCAGCGATCACGGGTCATTTATCGCAGGACATGGATGTCCGAGGTTGAGTTGCGTGAGAAGATCACGACTGAAGGCTGGGACCCGGATTGGGTTGAGCGTGCGCTTCAGCAGATCGGTAAGAGCAGCACTTTCTACAACATCAACCTACTCCCAACAACAACCATGTTGGTTTACAACGGCGTAAACTACATGAACATGGTGGAGGTTGTTTATGCTTATACGAAGAGTCTCGACGGAAAAGCGCCTGCCATCTACTACACCGTTTTTTGTCCGCAAGCGGCCTCCAACCGAAAAGAAGACGCAGCCTCATGGGCGATTTATGAGCGGCTTGATTACGCTCATGGCGAATACCCGTTTGTGGAGTTCCGTCGCGAACAGTTGCGTCGTGCTATCACTGATACTCGTGGTATACCCGAGTTGGCTAGCACTGATCAAGACGAAGTCAAAGCCCAGCACGATTCGATCCGGGATCATACTGCCTTCTCGACTCTACCTCCCATCAAAGTCGTCAAACGAATTGGTGCCATCAACAAGGTGGGGCCAGGAGTACAGTTGCCTGTCGTAAGCCCTACGGACTACAGCTTCATGGAGCCGCCTGCGCGTGAGCCCACGGTAGCGTTTAACTTGATCAACCGAGTTGAAGCTAACCATGCAGCTTACTTCGGCACGATTAACCCAGCAGTGCCGCCTGCTAAGACGCAAATGTTGCAGCAGTTGCTGGTCAATAGCTGGCTACTTAGTTGGCGTAGCATTTACCGGCAGATGTTTGCGTTGTGCTGCCAGTACATGAGCCCGGAAGAGATCTTGCGTGTCACTGGCGGTCAGTTGCCTCAGAGCTTGTCTGAGATACACAACGAGTTCGACCTTAACGTCCGCTTTGACGTGATGGACATGGACAAGGAGTACATCGCGCAGAAGATCGACTTCCTTACCAAGGTTGCGCAGCTCGACACAGGCGGCGTGCTTAACAGGACGCGCCTCACCGAGATGATGATCCAAGCTATCGCGCCTGAGATGGCAAGCGAGCTTATCGTCAACCAACAGCAGGCTAGTGCGCAGATGTTCAAGGATGTGCAGAATGACATCGGAAACATGCTGCTGGGTAACGAGGCGCTGTACCAAGCTAACGACCCGGCTGCACAGACTAAGCTGCAATACACGCAGCAGGTTATGCAGGCTAACCCGAAAGCGCAGGCTGCGTTGCAGCAGGACGAGAACTTCCGTGCGTTGTTTGAGAACTACGTTAAGAGCTTGCAGATGTCGATTATGCAGCAGCAGAACGCGCAGATTGGCCGGATTGGCGTAACTCCTGTATCTCAACAATGACGGAAAATCAAAAGGACGCCTTTGGCTTTTCAGGGAAGAACAATACCTGGAGCGAAGTGCTTAAAGTTATCGAGCAGTTGCAGGAACAGCACTGGATGATGGCTATAAGTAAAGACTGCAAAGGAGAAGATAGAATACATTCAGCGGGTCAAGCTGATGGCATTAATCTTACTTTGAGCACACTCATTGAATTAAGAAAGCAAGCAAGAGAATTAAATGGCTTGACTAATAACGAAGATTTGGCATAACGCCACTAGCGGGCTAACCAGCGTTACTGGTTTGATTATATAAAGGACTTGCTACCTATTAGCATGAACGAAACACAATCACAGCCTGACGCCGGGAGTCAGGAGGCAGGAACGACACCCGTTGCATCAAAACTCGGTTTGCTGGATCAGCAAAGTCTTAGTGACTTGCTTAAATCTGGTTTCCTTGACGAGAAGGAGGCGACTCCCGCCAAAGAGGAGCAGGCTGAACCTGAAGTTGACACTGAGGAGCCAATTGTGGACTCGGAAGTGGAAGCTGCAGAAGAAGCCGATCAGCCCATTGAAGAAGCTGAAGCTGAAGAAAGTTCGTTAAGCAAGGGCGTACAGAAGCGCATCAACAAGTTAGTTGCTGCGAAGAAGGCCGCTCAAGCTGAATTGGAAGCGCAAAAGTCGCGTTTATCTGAACTGCAAAGGGAACTAGAGACTGCAAAGTCTTCGGCCCCGGCAAAGCAGGTGGACGTATCCGATGCAGTCGAACGCTTGTCCACCATCGAACAGGTGAAGGAAGAGCGCCAGAGAGCGTTGGATGTCATTTTGTGGTGCGAAGAGAACCCAGACGGAGGAGTAATTACCCTGCCGGATGGAACTGAAAGGGATTTAACCGATCAGGAAGTTCGCAGCATGAAGCGATTGGCGATTCGGCGCAAGGAAATCGAACTGCCAGCCCGCGAAGAGTACCTGCAACAGCAGACGTACGTCGAGGGTGAAGTAGTAAAAGACTTTCCTTGGTGGAGCAAGCCAGAGACTGAGGAGTATCAAACTGCTCAACAGATTCTGCGTGAGTTTCCAGAGCTGAAAAGGCGCAGGGCAGACTGGAAGCATGTTGCTGGATTATTAGTTATGGGAATCAAAGCCTACGGCGAAAAGAAAGCACAGAAGAAACCAACTGCACCCATTAAACGCGCCCCTGCACAGCCGTCTATTAAGGCAGCTCCTGCAAGGACGACCCAGACGGACCTTCAGAAAGCCAAGCAATCGTTCATTCGGAACAATTCAAGAGATGGGATGACTGACGTGATTAAAGCAATGGGACTTGTGTAAGTCCTTAACAATCAAACTTAGTTTTACTCTTATTTATGGCTATTCTTACTGAACCCCAACTTAGCGGTCGCGGTCTACGCGAAGACTTGATGGACATGATTGCGCTCGTTGACGCAAAGGACACTCCTTTTACGTCGATGGCTCGCAAAGGCAGCAAGCCCGGGAATATGTACTTCCGCTGGCAGTCTGACTCTCTTCCTACCCCTCAGGTAGGTGGTGTGGTTGACGGCACGGACGTTTCCACCTACGACAACTACGTCGTTGGTTACCGCGCTGAACTCGCGAACTACGCACAGGTGTTCCGCCGTGCAGTACGCGTGTCCCGCCTCACTCAGGACATCGCTGATGTCGCAGGTGTGCGTGACGAACTGGCTGACAACGTCAGCAAGGGCATCACTGGCATCAAGCGTGACATGGAAGCGACCTTCACGTCGAACCAGCTCTCGCAGCAGGACAACGGCACGACTCAGGCCTACCGCACCGCTGGTGTGCAGACCTGGATCAGCACCGCTGGCACTGGAACGCCAACTCCCGGAGACATCCCTTCGATCTTCCGTACTCCTTCGACCTCGATCCTTACTGGTGCATCCAGCGGGTTGACGGACGCAGGTGTGCAGGGACTTCTGAAGTCGATCTTCGACCAGACTGGTCACTACACCAGCTTCGACGCCATCGTCGGAACTGACCTGAAGCGTGCTTTCACCGGCCTGCTTGGAACCACGGCTCTGACGACCACAAACCTATCTACTACCAGCACATCTGGAGTTACTGGTGCAGGTGCAGTTCGAGTAAACACATTCCAGCGTGACGCTGCGGCTGACACTTACATCCAGAGCTTGGACGTGTTCCAGGGTGACTTTGGAACGGTGCGTCTGCATCCTTCCACGTTCATCGGGACTGTGTCCGGCACAAGCTGGACGCCAACTCCTTATAAAGGTCTTGTGCTTGACATGAACCTCATCGAGGTTCGCTACGGCGGAAACGTCGCTAACGTCACTGCACTGCCAGATTACGGTGGTGGCCCTGCTCGCTTGATCGAAGCAGTTGCTGGCTTGGTTGTCGGCAACCCGCTCGGCCTCGGGAAATTCGACTACTCCTCCTAGTAGTTGTTGATCGGTGACACCTACCCAGTGGTGTGACTAGCTGGAGAGACAGCCTCGTCGGCAACGCGACATGAAGCGTTGTGGGGAACGCACCTCTTAGTGGCGTGACACCTCGGAGAGACGGGGACAATTTTACTATGATTACAATCCCTACTGACCTAGTGCCGCAGCTTGAGCAAGAATTGCGTAAAGGCTGGCAGCAGAACCGTATTGAAGCGCAGGTTCAGGCCAAGCAAAACGAAAAGATCAATAAGCAGAAGCATAGGTCAATAGAAGGATTGGGGCAACTTATGGCGAGGATTCCTCCCACTGCGTATCACTTCTGGGGACAGAAGCTCGGATACGAGTGCTGGAACGATAAAGCGTTCATGGATGAGTTTTTGCGTGACAATCCCGAGTGTCGAGTCAATAGTGGAGGGACTAAAGAAATCCACGTTGGCTGGACACCAACCAATGTTCGTTCCCGTACCGTTTATCAATGAAGACCGTTCCGTTTAGCGACATTCTTGCTTCTGTCTGCCAACTTGTTGGTCTGGATCGCGCTACGCTAAACGATAAGTCTTTCGGCGCAATACGCGACTTTACGAGTCGTCGGTTGTCGGTTGTGTGGGATCGTGAGGAATGGCCGGATGTGCAAAGATACATGTACACTTGGCCTGGAATGCCGGTGTCCTCGATTGAGTCTGGGCTGAACATTCTTGCGTCGGAAAGCAACGTGCCGCTTTCTACTGAAGACGGCGAAGACTTCTTTACCGAGAACGAGCTTAACACGAACACGACTCGGATTAACTTTGACACAAACTTCAAGCGGATTTACCTGCAAGACTTTTTGCATGACAGGTACAAGCTGGGCACGGTTGGTGAGTCGTATGTGAAGTTTTTGAATCCGTTCTACGGCTCCGTAGATGACGGCCCGCTGACCTCTGTTGGCGAGAACCAGTACAACTTCACTTACTCAACAGCCACGGACAGTCTCGGTGAATACATCACAAATATCGTGATTGAGGTTGAGTTTACTAACACGAACTACTTCACCTACAACGGCCCGAACTCGCCGCTTACGACCAAGGCGTTGTTCATGGACAACCAGCAGTTGTTGATCCAGATTCCGCAGGGCTCACTGCAAGGCTTGGCGATCTACACGAATGATCCTCGGCAGACGACCAAGGCTATTCCGTTGCCGTTCATTGCTGAAGACTTCGCTGATCAAACGCCCCAAGACTTCGGTGACGACGTTAACTACCTGCGTACCTTTAACACGTCGAAGCAGTTCGTGCAGTACCGTCTGACGCCGCCGCGCATGTTTGGTGTGAAGTACGACAACACATCAGTGTACTCCGCAGGGTCACAGATCTACTTTGATCTTGGCCAGAATACCGGCAGCTATAGCATTAACGACAAGACCAAGGCTAGCAATGGCAACTTTTTCTTTGCGACGACCAACGTGACTTCTGGGGTGACGCCGGTCAGCCAGACCACGGACATCTGGCAGCAGGTTGAAATTCCTGCTCGGTTCAGGGATTACTTGGCCAACTCCGTTTCGTCTGATTTCCTCAAGTCTGAAGGTCGCGCTGAAGAAGCTGTCGTGCTTGAGCAGTTGGCTGAGTCTGCGATTCAGCAGCAGATTGACGTTCTTATCCGCCAGCAGGCGCAGAATCAACGCCTGAACATGGCCTACACCTACTAAGATGATTACGAGATTTCTAAGGAAACGGAATCCAAATGTGTCTTTGGAGTTCAATAAAAACTTTGCGCGTGTCCAAGTGAAGGGCAACGCGAACACGTTCCTGTACAAAAAGACTGCGATAGCAGCACCGCCAACTGATAGAATATTGACAGAAGTTGGTGATTTTCTTAATACTGAAGCTAGCGATCGTATAAACATCGGATAATCCATGAGCATTAAAATCTCCAACCTCCCAGCAGCCGTTGCTGTAAACAATGAGGATCTTGTTCCGATTGTCCAGA